CATCCGAGAGTTGGCTCGGCTTACCAATAGGTAACCGATGCGCGCGAAGGCCGGATTCCTCGATAGGTGTCAGCGGTATTTTGTGTTGGCTCATTCGTTCATCCTTCGCTAGTTGGCTGCCACGATTCACAGTCGCACACGTATCGGCCTGCGTTGTGGCTTGCTTGTCTGTTAGTACGGTGAAGTTGGTCATGACGCCACCACGTCATCCATGCCGCTAACGCATTCGATGGAAATTATTAGGTGAACTTCCCGATCTTCAAAATGTATGACCGTAGGGCTGCTTATCGACGTAGCGCCCGCATCAATCATTTCTTGCAAGATCGTCATCAAATACTGCTGAACTGATACCGAGCTTGCGTCGGTTCTTTCGTTTTTGTTGGCTTCGCTCATCACGCGCCGCCTTTCTCGATAGCTGCGTCGATTGCCGCGTCAATTGCCGCGCGCAATGAATTAAATGGGCCGTCTATCATCCAGCGATTCCCTTCATGCGTATCTTCAAATCCGTAAGCCGCCCCGATTGAATCTAAAAAATCCAGCCGCGCCGCATCCTGCTCGGCGTCCAAAACGGTTGCGCGCCTATCCCATGCCATGCGCCAAGCTGCTGCCCATGTGGATTGCTCGTTACGCCAATCGCGATCAGTCCACGATACGCCGTAATGAACCTCAAACGCTTTTGCCATTCCCGGATACGGCGACTGATCGTCAGGCATGGCCGCGCAAAATCTACCCCACGCCTTATCGACGGCGTCGTCAATCTTTTTCTTGCCCTCGGTATGGTTCAGGGCGGCTAGGTGCTTTTCCGCGCACAGCAGGTTTGTTTTAATCAGATCGTCGGCGATGTCTTTTTGATCGGAGTCCATCAATGCGCCGAGAGCGCTAACAAGTTCTTGCTGACGGCGCGCAGCCTCGCTGTGTCTATTGGCAAACTTTCGGATATGCGCCTCAAGCGCAGCAATCCGCGCCGCCTGTTTAGCGATGGCCGCTGAGTCCTCTTGCGCTGCGGCAAGATAGCGCTTGGACGTGCTGGCGTCGTGCTCGGCTAGCTGTTCGTCTGTTATTACGGTGAAGTTGGTCATGATTTTTCTAGTTCGTTAGCGCTTCGTCGGCTTCTATCCATGCGATGCGACGGGCGAGATTGACGCGCTCCCATTTGAGGCCGGTGACGTTGGCCTCGCGCGCGCCGGTGGCGAGGGCGAAGCGGGCCATGCGGTTCAGGTGCGCATTGGCATAGGGTGGCGGCGGCTTCTAGGGGTAGGGTGTCCACTGGCCTAGATTCGCTTAAATTCGATCACCCATACCAATGGGTTTTTGTCCCATGATCCGGTGCCGTTGATTGATTCCCATATGTGGCGGTAATGCTCGAGCGGCGTCGCGCTGTAGCCATAGCCGGGTATGCTTCCGTGTCCGCCGCGTGCGCCTTCGGCTTTGCAATCTGCCTCGCTGATGTCGTTCAGCCGTTCGACGCGCACGCCTGTGATTTCGAGCGTGATGCGGCTTGCGTCTCTCGGCATGTGAATCGATGGCTTCCAGCGCTTTTTGATGCCGAGCTTGTCGCCTAGGCGGTCGCCATGAGTGTAGGTAGCGGCGTAGTCGTACTCGATTGGGCGTCCGCCGTTGTAGTTGGGGTCTTGCGGAAGGATCGGATCAAAGGTTTCGCGCACCCAAAGCCGGTCGCCGGGTTTGCCGAATGGACAAATAGTCCACTGCACCTCTGGATACGTTTTCTTCGCCCACGCACGGAAGGCTTCGCGCGACGGAAATGTTGCCTCATGTTCTGGTCCAAAAAACATGTACCCATTGGCGCCGAACGTCGTGAAAAATGAATCCATGCGCTCGGCTGTGGCGTCTCCTTTGACGACGCGCCGCGTCTGTGTTTTGCTACCGCCAAGGATCGCGCGTACCATTTGAGCGCTGAACAAAATTGGACGTTCCTTCATTTCAACTTCCTGAATATCTTGGTGAAGTCGCCATTGACGACGTGGCCGCGCTGTATGGCTGCGTGGGCTAGTTGTGTGCGGTCGTGGTGGCTTTTGGGGGATTGGGTGAGTAGCCCGAAGTAGCTGTTGGCGGCTTGGTGTACGTCTTGCGATGGCATTGAGCTAATGCGCGCGATCGCGGATTGAAGGAATTAAGGATTCAGCTTGAATCTGCGGACGGGGCGAACGCGAGCGGCGTTGAGCTTGCTGAGCCAACCCTGGATGCCGTAGCTGAAGTTCTGCTTCCAGGCGCCGTTCGCTGAGCCCTGCGTGCTCGACCAATACCAGCCGTCCTCCAACGCTTCGCTATGTCCCGTTTGAAAGGTTTCAGTGACCGTTTGTTGTGGATGTTTGGGGGTGTAGGGATATCCGGCAGGAATACTGCTTGGGTTGTCTCCGCTGCGGTATTGGTAGTTTTCGGCGGTGTTTGGCTTGAAGTGGCGATAGAGCAATTCGAGCTCGTCGCGCGAAGGGATGTACCAGTCGGTTTGGCCGTTGGTGTCGAGCGCGAGCACGGTCTTAGCGATGGCGCTGCCTGCGGCGGCCATTCCTTGAGTATTAGCGAGCCCATCAAAGAAGCTGTTGGTGTCTGGCGCGAGGGTGTAACTGTTGAGCCATTTGCCTTTGGTTTCTGCAGCCTTCGGAGCGACGATGAGGCCGAATTGTTCGCCGTGGATATGCAGTGCGCCGGCGAAAAAGCCGCCGTGCATTGGGGTGCCGATTTGGAGTGTGGGTTGTTGCATGATGTGTTTCCTTTAGTGTTGGGCAGAGAACTGGATGTTTTTGGCATCGATGACGCTGATGCCGACGCGGTGTGCGACGTGTACTTCGAGGTGAGCGCCTTTGGAGTCGTGCCAACCGGGAAGTAGCGCGACGGTGTCGCATGTCAAAAGCTCGCGTAGATCGGTCTTTAGGCAGGTGTGCCAGTCGGATTCGCTCACGTTGATTTCCGCCGGGTTGACGGCGTCATATCCAAGCGCGCGCAAACGGTCAGCTTCGGCGCGAAATGCTGGAAAGTTCAACTCAGGTAGTCCGCTCATCGGGCCGGAAATGTAAATTCGCTTCATACTGCCTTCTCCAATTTTTCGCGCGGTTCGTCGTAAAACCCGTTAGCCTGACCCCAATCGGTTGTGTCTTGCAGGGCTTGCTCTTGTTCAGGAATCGCGCGATCAAATGCGTCCGCGTGCTTGAACTCGCGCCGCGTTTGCTTCTCTCGGCTGGTTGGTTTCTTGCTCATTCGTCAATCCTTCCGGGCACAGGACGCCAAATTTCTTTGGCATTCGAGTTCCTGCACCCCTAGTTAAAAGGTATGTCATCGTCAAAATCAACGGGCGCTGACTTGCGTCGTGGTTCCGGCTTCGGCTCGCTAGGCTCAGGCCGTGAGCTACGTTCGCCGCCCAACATTTGCATGCGGTCGCCGCGAATCTTGGTCATCGTTTTTTCGACGCCTTCCTTGTCCGTCCACTTGTCGTACTGAATGCGACCCTCGATGTAGACCGGCGCGCCTTTTTTGAGGTATTCGCCGCAGACTTCCGCAATACGACCTATAAACTCGACGCGGTGCCAGTCGGTGCGTTCTTGCTTGCCGCCTTGCTTGTCTTTCCAGCTTTCGGTCGTAGCGACAGAGAACGTCGCCACAGCTTCGCCGCTTGGTAGATGGCGCATTTCGGGGTCACGCCCCAAGTTCCCGATGATGATGCAGTGATTTACGCTTGCCATTTCTATTCCTTAATCTGGTTTTCGATTTCACCAACGAGCTTGATGAATTCAGTACGACGCGCGTGAAGTTGCGCAAGTTCTTTCACGTAATCGCTGCGATTCAAGCGGTACACGATCAGTTGCTTTTCTTCGGGGAACTCTGAGCAATAGCTGATGAAGTCAACCCATGCGCGCCCGGTGCAGTCCAAGTGCCCAACCAACTGCCAGCGATAGGCGGGGTCAAACGACCCGCGCGTCATCGTGGCGTAGTGCGTCGGCGCAATCACTGACTTGATTTCGATAACGCCGTCGTCATCGACTAGGCCGTCCGGTGAATCGCCGTACAGACCGCAATCGAAGAAACCGCCGTTCGTCACCGTGGCGAAATACTGTTCTTCGTAGATCATCCGCGCGATAGGCTCTTGTTCGTGCCCGCGCTCGGTGTGGTCGTTGCTGAACCCTACTTCTGCTTTCTTGCCTGTGATGCGCTCTAGCGCGATTTGCAAGGCGTAGCGCTTCGCTGGATCGCCAAACGCTTTGCCGTCGTTCGCCATGAAGCAACCGAAGTTAGAGGCCGTCACTTTGCCGCAGCGAAGCGCCGTCCATTCGTCGGTGTTTTGTTGGACGTTATGCCACAACATCTTCGGGCGCTTTCTGAGCGTCGGCGGTTTTCTTCGCGTCGGCTTCGTCCATAAGTTGCTTCTGATGCTCAGGCGACATATCGACCTTTGCCAACACCGCGCGCAAGTTCCCGTCCTTGATGAACAGTTCAATCGCCCGATCCCACATCGCTTTGCTATCTGGCGTCAGCGCGCGCTTCTCAGGCGCTACCGGGCTGATGCGCAAGCCCTCCATTGTTTCCTTGCCGAACCGTACATTGTGGTCAACGTAGATCGTGACGCGCATGTTTTGCCAGTCCTCAATAAAGGCTGAATTGGCAAGGTTGCGCATCGTCTTGCTGTTGGTCGCGTTGAGAATCATCGGCTTGAGCCTTTCACCATCGCGAATTTCTTTTTCAGCAAACCATGCAGTATTGAAAAGGTCTTTTGTTTTCTTCGTGCGATCAGCCTCAAGCGTCACGCGTTGCACCGTTAAAACGGTAGGCTCGACAATATCGGCGCTACTCAGATAAGGCGAATCAAACGCCTTGCGGAAATGTGTCTTGTCGCTCATATTTCTCTTTCAAAAATGTCCGGTCACTCTGCCGGTGTGTACTTGACTACGCGATGTGCCCGCTCAACTGGCCGAAAATCACACAGCCATTTCGTTCGCAATCTCGCTTGAGCGCGACTCGCAAAGACTTCTCCCGTAAAAACCCACTCGTCGCCGTCCTTGCGTTCCACTACCCACAAATAGCGCTTGCTCATTTCGAGCGCCCCATAAATGCGTTATGGCAATCGTTGGAGCCACTCACATACGCCTTGGTAAGCACTTCACGCATCGCATCGCGCATTTCTTGCAGGGTTTTTGGCATGGTGTAAAGGTCAAGCCGTGAACCAGACGCACGCAAGACAGAATCAAGTGCTTCGTCGATCTGTTTCTCAATGTTCATTTGCAATACCCCTTCGCTTCATCGAAAGTCATCGCCACGCGCACAAGCGGAGTCCGGCACTCTGGCGACCATTTAATTTGTTGATTCGCTGTTACTGCTGGCGTCATCGAAAGCGCGAGCAGTAGGGCGAAGGTGGTGATGCGGTCGGTCATTTGCCTTATTCCTTTGCGCTAGGTAGCGTCTTTTTTGCTGCAATCGCGCGTTGGTTTTCGACTTCAACGTGCAGAAACTTTGCTGCGGCTTTGGCGACTTCTTCAATCGACGCGGCGCACGTCAAAAATATCTGTTCGATGTGGTGGTCGTTCAGGTTGAGCGAAACTTCTCCGCGCTCGCCTTTGAACACAGCTTTACCGTTGAACTTGTTTGGCTCTTTGCTCCATGACGAGCTGCGAGCGATGCGTAATTCTTCAAGAACCATCATCGCAGCACCACAGCCAGAACAAACACAACCGCAAGAAACACGCACACAACCGCAACAGAATCAACGCTAGGCGTTCCGTCGGGTTCAATCATCACAATGCCAGCTTCGCGCGCTGTTCGTGCGTAGCGGCCTTCTATTAGCTCGGCGTATTCGGTATCAGCACCGCGCATGTTGGCTAGTTGGTCTCGGTAGTTCATTTCGCCCGCTCCATAGCCCGCTCAATAATCAGCTTGCGGGCGTCTCGCGCTGCTATTGCGTCGGCGTTTGTGGCAAAAACATCGCCATACGCATAAGACTCCACTGCCACGTCGGACAGCGCGCTGCAACAGGCAACCAAACCAAACCGCAAGACAAACACGCGTAAATCAGGCCCGGCTTCATCGCGCCCAAAAATCGGCGCAGGCATCACAACCCCGTCGATTTCAATCATCTTGCGCGGCGGGGACGTGGGCTTTTCGCCGATTGCGAAGTGACGATGACCGCAATCTTTTTGCGTTAGCGACGACAAACCAGAGATGTCCCAGCGTTTATTGCTCGGAGCCCAAACCCACACATTAAGCCCTTTTTCCAGAGCTTCGATAGCCATTGCTGTATTGATGTACTTAGCCATTGAAAGGCTCCAATTCAAAAGGTTGGTTAACGATGCGCAGGCATTCTTCGAGGATTTCGCCTGCTGCTAAAAGTGCTTCGTCGGTGGTCATGCTTCGCCCCGTGCTTTTTTGAGCGCCTTATTCGCAATGCAAAGAGCTTTGTGCATAGCGCTTGACCTGTCGTCGATATACAGCGCTGCGATTTGCTCTAGCGCCTCGTAAAGTTCCGGCGCACTGGCTATTAGTGCGGCGTTGGCTTGTCTGACGCTCAATGGAAGATCTTCGGTCACGCAGGCGGCGATATGCTCAAGACCTGCATCAGCAAAAACCATCACGCTTTCATCTCCACGAACGCGCCACGGGCCTTTTGTGAACTTCGTATTCATTTGAATGCCTCCAAAATCTGCTGCGTCGTTTCTTCAAGAATCCGCTCGCGCTCTTCTGCAAGCTGCATAAAGTCGCCACTGATAAGCATCGCCATCACATGGTCATCGTTCACTAGGTTTTCACCAAAAAAACCGCAGCATGAACGCGTGCCGCCGTTGCTTTCCGCGTACTCGCGCGCATCTTCTTCGCGTGTGATGCGGGTCGCTGTAATCGCGTAACCGTCGGCAATCCGCTTTGCTTGTTCGTCGGTCATGCGTGGTGGTTTGAGGTACGCACGCAAAGCTGCTTTCGCTTCTTCTTCGATGGTCATTGCTGGCATTTCGCTCTCCCTATTGAATTCACTTACTGGTGCACAGACAACGCGGCCAGGAATCCCCAACCCTTACGAGACTGCGCACCAGTAACCAAACTCGGTTACTTGTTGCTACTCAGTGCACGAATAGCGCTGCGGGCATGCCGTGTTGCCGCAGCACTGTTCGGGCATAAAGCAAAACGACGGCGTAACCCCATATTTCGGGTCAATGTGTTTGTTAATGCGCGGATCGGCTGGATACGGCAGGCTTTTTACTGACATTGCTTTAGCGCCGACGACTTCCCCGCCAATGGTCGCGGCAGATTCGGCGCTGTCGGCCTCTACGCAACCTTTGTGACCATTTTCAAAAACTACCCAAAATGCGTGCATTTCTCTATCTCCTTGGTTAAGTGTGTTTTGGAGAGTGGGCCGGGTCGTCCGGCTTATGACCGCTATGTGGGCCAACTAGTCGGCGAAGCCTGGTGTTTTCGGGCATCCCCTACTTCCCTCGCCACTTCAACTGTTGCGTA